TTTGAGAGGCTTAGAGGTAAAGATAAGAGATGCGTTAAAGAACCTAGCCGCCATTAAATCTCAAATAGCAGAACTAAAGGGGGCACAGAAAGCATTAGGAGCGGTCACATCAGAAAACCAAGCGGAATATGAAGCGTACGGAGTAGCTATAAAGCAGTTAAGTGCCGTATATCAAGTGCAACAAAAAGAACTCCTAAACGCAGAGAAGGCGGATAGAGCAAAAGCGGGTAGTATGGAGCAGATGAAGGCTCAGATTTCTTTACTAACCGCTGAATACAATAAGATGAGTGAGGTAGAGAGGAATGGAGCGGCAGGGGTCGAAATGCAGACTAAAATCAAAGGCATACAATCCGAGTTAGTCAATACGGAAGGTGAATTAGGATTGTTCAATCGCAAAGTAGGAGACTATGAAAACGCTATTAATAGTGCTTTAGGCACAAATAACGGCTTCCTAGGCTCTTTAATGGGTCTAGCTAAAGGCTCGGGCTCACTTAGCGGGGTAATGGATACCCTCAGTTTAGGTGTAAAAGCCTTTGGAAAGAGTTTATTAAGCTTATTAGCTAACCCCATTGTAGCAACAGTAGCAGCTATAGCGGCTGTATTCTTAGTATTATACGGGGTGTTTGAAAAAGTAGTAGAAACAATTAAGGGTAATTCAGAACAATCTAAGAAGTTAGAACTAGTTATGCAACCTCTAAGGCTTATTGGGGATGCTATGACTAAGGTATTTGAGAAATTAGCAGATGTATTCTTAAGTGTCGCAGGCGCCTTATCCACAGCGGTCACTGCAGTACTGAACTTCATCGGAGTAACAAACGACGCTAACCAAACAACAGCTGACTATATCGCTTTAGAAAGGGAAAAGCAGGCTTTAGGGAAGGCAACTAGAACTCTTAATGAGAATGTGGCTAAAGGGGAAAGAGATATAGCAGAGTTAAGGGCAAAAGCGGCGGACAAGGAAAAGTATTCTGTTAAAGAGCGTATGGCATTTAATAAGCAAGCTAAAACGATAGAGGAGCAATTATTAACTAGCAAATTAAAGATAGCCCAGGAGGAGTTAAAGATAGCAATTGAAGAGTCCAAGAGGAATAAGGCGAGTAAAGAAGAAATAAATAAAATATCGGAGGCAAAAATCAAACTCTACAATATTGAAAAGGAATACAATCAAGGCATGAGGGCTTTGAACCGTGAAGAGTCAAGGTTCAATAAGGAAGAGGCTAAAGATGCTAAGGCAGCAGCGGCAGAGAGGAAGGCAGCAGCGGATAAACGCTTTGACCTTATTATAGCCGGTATAGAAGCTCAAAAGAAGTATAATGATAAATTACTAGAGGTTCAAAAGGCTTACTATAAAGATGATTTCTCAGCAAACCAAGAATATGCTTTAAAAGTTTTTACTGCGCAACAAGAGAACGAGAGGAAGAAACTAAACAAGCAATTGGAATTTGGCAAAATATCTAAAGCACAATACAAAAAAGAGCTAGATACTTTAGCCATGGGTCAATTGTTGTTCAATCAAACGCAGTACAACTCTTTAGAAGCTGAATATAAAAGGCAGCAAGATTTATTGAAAAAGTCGGAGGAAGAAGAATAAACTAATAGGGGAAAAATGGGCTAAAGAGATAGAAGAGCATGAGAAGAACGCAAAAGAGATGTACGGAAGTGATACCTCAAAAGAGTACATTAACGACGTAAGCAACTTTGCTCTACAAGCGGCTAAGCAAGAAGCTAAGGAGATAAAAGCTATAAAGAAAGCTTCTATAACCTCAACCATAGCAGAGATAGAAGAGCAATTAACAGAGTATTACGGGGGGGACTTAAAAAAGTATGCAGATAATGAGATAGAAAAGACTAAGATTACTATACAACAACTCAATGAAAAGATTTCTCTTATAAACAAAGAGAACGAAGCACGTAAAGCGGCGGGGAAAGAAGCAATCTCAACAGCAGATGAAGAAGCCCAACTAAGGGCTAATCAAGCAAAGTTAGCACAATTGCAGTTGACTAATGAACTTATGGACGCACAGCTAACTTCTAAACAAAAATTAGATATAAAAAGAGCCGAAATAGAGGAGGAATTAGAGCTTTATAAAGGTAATACTACTAAAGAACTTGAATTAAAGGCAAAATTAGCACAAGCAGAGAAAGATTACAACATGGAGCGTATCAATTCTTTTACTGAATATGCTAGTAAAGTATCTGAATTAGGAACTTCATTAAATGATTTAATGAAGGCGACAGAAGAAAGCCAATTGCAAGACTACGAAGAAAGCAACGAGGCTAAGAAGGAAGCTCTCGATAGTAGATTAGCGGCTGGACTTATATCACAAACGGAGTACGACGCACAGATTGCTGAGAATGATAAGAAGTTAGATAAGCAGAAAGCAGAGATAGCTCGTAAGCAAGCTATAAGGGAGAAGATGTTAAAGGCTTTCGATATAGGCGTAAACACTGCGACAGCTATAATGAAGATATGGGCTGACACTCCTACTGTAGCAGCACCATTCATGACAGCTTTAGTAGCAGGAATTGGAGCTATGCAGTTAGCTACGGTAATGGCTACTCCTATCCCTAAAGCTAGTCGAGGTATGCTCCTTAATGGAGCAAGCCACGCCCAGGGAGGGGTCATGATCGAAGCAGAGGGTGGAGAGGCTATTATTAATAAGCGTTCTACTTCTATGTTTGCCCCTCTCTTATCTGCTATTAACCAAGCAGGAGGAGGCGTGGCGTTTAGACCCTCAAACGGTTTAGCATCCTCTCCTATCTTCAATGACGGGGGTTACGTAACTAGATCCAGGAGCAGAGGTAATGATGAGGTGCTAAAGCAATTAAAAAATTTGGGTGAGACTATTAAAGGTTTAAAGGTCTTCGTATCGGTCGAAGACGTGAACAAAGGGCAAAACAATTACGCTAAGATTGCAAATAGAGCTAATTATTAATGATATGGACAATATAACAATTAAAGAGGTGCTGCAAAACAAGATAGATGTTAAGGCAGGAGATTGCAGCTTTGGGCAGTACATAGAGCTTAAGCAGCTCTTAAGAAGTACTACAGATGAGGTAACTATAGTAGGAGGCTTCTTTAAGATCCTTCATAATTACGATTTAAAACCAAGAGAATATAAGAAGGCAATACCTTATATAGAAGAAATATCAAAGGCTCTTATCTATTGGCAAGAGCAAGAAAACACCTTGCTTAAATACGAGCCTAGCATTGAAGAAAAGAGAGCAGGCATAGAGCAACTAAGCAAAGACATCGGGGAGTTAGGCACAATTAAAGCACTAGCCAAAGATTACTCGCAAGACCCTGATTACATACTTGAGAATTGGAAATGGGGCAAAGTGTTCGGTATTCTGTACAGTGATTTAGAAACTTACAAGTACCAGGAGAGATATAGGAAGGCCTGCGAGAAAAGATAAAACGTTCAAACCCCTTGTAATTACAAGGGGTTTTTCATTGGTAAAATATAGTACTAACAAGATAGGCATTCACTAACTTACCTTTGTCATGCTTAATCGTAAGATACAAAAAATTAATAATTAATATTATGCAAAAATGCTTAGAATAAGTCTTGATAATGATATAGCAAATAAGAATGATGACTGGCTAGCCTTTTGGGATGGTAAAAGTCACGTTTTTTCTGTTGATACAATAAAACAGTACCTTAAAGACAACCCCGATGAAAAGGAGATAACTATTGACATCCATTGCCGCGGTGGCCAAGTAGCGGAGGGCTTAGCAATATACGATATTTTAAGAAATTCAGGATTAATCATCCATACAAATATAGAAGGTGATTGTCACTCTATGGCTACTGTAATACTATTGGCCGCTCCAAAAGAGAACAGAACAGCAAATGCTAATTGTAGCGCTATTATTCATGAAGTACGAGGTGGCTTATGGGAATGTTACGGCACTGCATCTGAATTTGAAGCCTTAGCCGAAAGCATAAGACAAGACCAGGGCAAGATATTAAAAATATATGCTGATAGAACAGATAAGAGCATAGAAGAACTTGAAGCAATCATGAAGGAAGAAAAAAATAGAACGGCTGAGGAGTTACTTTCCTGGGGCTTCATTTCTAAGATTAATGTTCCAAATACCAATAAAATCAATAAAAACCAAAAACAAGAACAGATGAGTAAAAAGTTAACTGAGGTTAAAAAGACAACTAATGCCTTCTTAGCTAAAATGAATAAATTGTTTACGCCTAGCGTGAACTTTGAATTCTTAGACGCTGACGGTGTCACTCTATTCTCTACTGAGAAAGCAGAGGACGACGATACCTTAGCGGTGGGGGACGCAGCGTCTCCTGACGGCACTTTTACCCTAGTAAGTGCTACTTCTGAATACCCCGAAGGTACAGTAGTAGTGATTACAGGAGGAGTAATCGAGTCAATTACTGAGCCAGAAGCTTCAAGTAATGATGATTTAGCCGCTGAAATTGTGGAATTAAAAGCGGAGAATGAAAACTTAAGAGCTAATCTAAAAGAGTCAGTTGACGTAATCAACTCTCTTAAAGAAGAGTCTTGGGTCGGATTTCACTCCAGCAAGTCGAAACAAAGTAATTAACACCCCAAAAACAGGAGGCTCTAGAACAATTGCTAAGTCGAAAGATGAGGCAAAAAGAGGAAATTAGAGCAAAGATGAATGCGTTTAGAGGGGCTAAAAAAATAGGAGAATAAGACCATGCCAGCAAAAATAGATTTAGCAAAGTTCACCTTTGACGGTGAACAAATACAAATGATTAAGGAGTTAACCTATGAAGGTATCCTTAAATCGGTAGAATTAGCCTTATTCTTAACTGTATACCCAGGTATTGAGTTCAAAAAAGAAGTTGGCTTTGTAGGTAAAGGCGGCTTGCTAGGGAAAGCAGGTCAAGGATGTGACCCTGTAGCTCAATCTTGGTCATTAGGCACAAGAAAAGTAGTTTGGGAGCCTGCTCCTTGGGAAGTGTTCATAAAAGAATGCTATAAAGACCTTGAAGGCACTATAGCAGCCTACTCTTTGAAGTCGGGAGTACAAAGACCTGATTTCACCTCTAGTGACTACATGTCAATAGTTGTCGACTTCTTAATTGAAGGCATTAAAGACATGATTATCCGTGTTGGTTTCTTTGGGGATACAGAAGCGGATACCTTCGCTAATGGAGGTACTTTAACTAATGGAACAGATAAAGACTATTTCAATTGGTTGGACGGTTTTTTCAAACAGATAACAGTTGCTTATACTGCTAACGCAGACCAAAGAGTAGCTATAGCTGAAAATGCTGGTGCTACCTATGCGGCTCAAAAGCTATTGAAAGCCAACATGCAAGGATACATGGAAGCTTTAACCAATCAAGCTTCTCCTCTTTGCTACAATTACCTGGTAATATTATTGTATGTACTAGGTCTTACTACAACGCTTATAAGAACTCCTTACAAGGAACAGCTATAAGTGAACTATATGTGAACTTAGTAACAGGTATCAAAACGTTATCCTACGACGGCTATCCTATGTTCCCTATCGATCTACTCGACATAATCATTAAAGCTTACTATAATAATGGTACCAAATTAGTGAACCCTCACAGAGCAATATTCACTAATCCTGGCATCTTAGCTGTAGGCGTTGATGACGAAAACTCATTTAGCGAAATTGACACATGGTACGATAAAACAACTCGTAACGTGTACTCTTTAGCAATGGGTAAAATGGACGTTAAATTAGCTAATCCTGAATTGGTACAAATTGCAATTTAATATAGAAAGGAGATTAAATAATGGATTGTGCAAAATTAAGCAAGGGGTTAGTATTAGATGCATGCAAGAGAGCGATTGCTGGATTGCGAGGAACCGTAATACTAATTAACTACGATGATATTGACAGAGTGGCTACAATAGAAGCTAACAATGTCGTGTCAACGCTTCAATTGAAAAACAGGCAAATTTGGTTATAAATTTGAGTGCAAGGATGAGGCAGTAGTAGGAGAACAGAATTTACAAAAAGGTAAATACCTTCCTGGTTGGGATCATGTACTTAACATTAAAGCTCTTGCTAAAACGCAAGACACTAAGGATGCAATTGAAATCTTAAGCAAAGGCAAAGTAGTTGCCGTTGTAGACAACAAGGAAGTTGGCGGAACTGATAAAAAGACACGTTACGAGATGTACGGTTACGAAAGTGGCCTTGTACTTCTTGAAAGTGCTAACACTACAGAAATGGCAGACGAAACTGTTTATAACTTGAAATTAGGCACAGGAGACGCAAAAGAAAATTCCTTGCCTAAGTCAATCTATGTAACCAGTGCAGCTGCTACGGAAACAATGGTTAACGGATTAATTGCAGTAGCAT